AAGTCATATTGTTTATTTGTTAAGTTCATTTAGTTCTCCTTATTTATTATGCTTTCTTAAAGATACCTGGGATTGATAAGATTATACGTTTGTTAAACATTTCAGGATTAGAAACTCCAAAAATTTGAACATTTCTTGAGCCTTTATCAATCCACACAGAAGTGTTGTTATTTCCAATCCAAACCTGAGACTCTACAAGTTCAACAGGAACAGGAGCTTCAGGAGGTAGTGTTGCAATAACATCTCTCCAATTTACTTTTGAGGTTACTTTGAAGTCAATCTTGAAGATACCTACACCAGTTGAACTTGAGTAAGTAAGAGTGACTCTAGGTGAAATTGGTGCATCATGCTCACCTTCCATAACTTTAGATCTGTCAGTGAAAGATCCTCTATATACTGTAAGATCAGTGGCTTTATTTTCCTGATTGGTTAACAGGTTATCCACTTCCTTCTTAGTGTAAGTCTCAGCTTTCTTGTAGAACTTATTTAAAGCATCATCTAGGTTTACATTGTAAGTAGTTGTGGCATCTGCTTCAGTTTTAGTTACTACAACTCCTTCAGTATCACTAGTAACAACAAATTCTTTCCCTACACCTACTGGTAGAGTCACAGAGTTTCCATTAGAAATGGATAGTTCATTTCCTGTGAGTGTAAGTGTTTGTTTATCACTATCTTCTTTAGCTTCAAGGGCTTCAACCCTAGCTTTTAAGGCACTGTCATCATACACAGTATCCTTGTCTTCCTTTGCTTCTAATGCTTTAACTCTCTCTTTAAGAGCAGTGTCATCATAAGCCATAGAGATGGTATCTTTGTCATCAAACTCTACTTCACTAGAAGTTCCATCAACCCTAGTGTACTTGAGCTTAACTTTGTTACCTTCTCTAGACACAGTAACATCACTCACAAAATTGTCAGTCTTACCTTCTAAGGCTTTAATCCTATTGAGTACTTCTGTGTCATCATAGGTAGACCCTCCCTGATTTAGACAGCTAGGGTCAATTACTATCTTTACCATTGGTAATCTCCTCTTCTACATGCCTTCTCATCTTCTCATTAAGACCATGAATGTAATGGTTTCCACCAAGGTCATTAAAGTACTCCTTCACAAGAGGCTCAGTCATATCCCACTTCTCTTGCCAAGTAAACTCAGTAGAGTTGTAGATGTTAAGGTACTCAGAGCGTAAACTAGAACGTTTAGCACCCTTAGAAAGCTCCTCAAGTTTATTTCTCTTATGGTTAAGCCAAGCTACACCACAACCACAAGCTGTGGTCACAAAGAGTGTTATTCCTGAGATCACAGCTTGGTTTTCTACAATCCTTAAGATTAATCTATCCATTTAGTTCTCCTATAGGGTGTCTATTGCACCTGAATTGATCTTACCTTCTTTAGTTACAACCTCACCATTAGGTTTTGTGATTTTAGCTGTGAAGCTAAAGATAGATTCACTCCATGGTTTATGTTCACCTACTTTGTAATTCATTCTAACAGTAAAGTCATTAACTTTATAAACATTACCACCTGTAAGTCCTTTGTTCAAGAGTTCTTCTACACTATTTTTTAGGATCTCACCTATTCTAGGCAGATCACTTTCTTTAACTTGGTTACCAAGATCACTAGCACCAAAATTTTCTCTAATATCTGTGATGAGATCTCCATCATAAGTAACAATACCAAAGTTAATATTTGAAAATATTCTTTCTATATTTTCATCAGGTGCTTCAGGTTCTTCCTTAGGAGCTTCCTCTGTGTGAGGTACATTATAAGTTTGCTCTGAAACTACACCATTCAGAGTAGTCCTTACATTCAATACATAGTTAGTCTTACCACTTAATACTTCTGAACCTTTTTCATACTTAGGTCCTTCAAGCACAGCTTCTACAACAGTACCTTCAGGTAACTTAGCCTTCAAGTCATTGATAATCTTATCTTCAAAGGCTCTCTTATCCTCATTAGATACTTCAGGAACTTCGACTACTTGACCATCTTTAGTGATAATCTTAGAGAACTTATCTTCTACTCTAGGTAGTACTTCTAATAAGTCAATACTCATCTCAGTAGTTGTACCAATACTCATAGGTTCAGACTGATAAACATCACCATTAGGCTTAGTAATCTTCAAAACCTTAGTATAGAGAGGTGCACCTGTAGCTTTATCACCTACATTATCACCAGGAATTTTATTGACTAATACTTCCACAGTATAGTCTTTAAGCTCAGGAATATCTCCTACTTTATCTTTGATCTCTTTCTTGTAAGCTTCAATATCCTCAAGAGGAGCTTCCCCAATTAAGGTAATAGTATTGTTCTGATTAACCATATAATTACCTAAAGTAGTATTAGTACTTAACTTACCTGACACAATAGTATCCAACTCTTCATTAGTGAGCACAGGTGTTGGAACAGGCTCAGGCTGTGGTTCAGGAGTTGGTTTAGGATCTTCAGGAGTGTTAGAGTTTTCTGTGTTAGAAGAAGCAGATTCAGATGTAGATACTGAAGTACTTTCACTAGTAGATTCTGACACAGAATTGCTTTCAGAAACAGATGCAGAAACACTTCCACTTTGTGACTCAGGCTTTTTGTCTTCTTCACTCTGATTATCTTTACATTTAACAATAATTGTTTGTTCACACTTGGACTCTAGCATTTCACAAGTGGCTTTAGGGATAGGGCTAAAACCCTCATAAGTTGGATAGATAACTCCACAGAGCTTATCTTCTTCAGCTAATTTATAAGCCATATTTTCTCCTATCTTACATAAACATCAATGGATGTTTTCTCATTAGTTAAGTAGGCTTTACCCTTAAAACCAAAAGGAGTGTCATAAAGTCTACCCTTAACATCACCCCAAGATGAAGGCACAGAAAGGATAATATGACCATCTTGGTCTGAAAGGAAGCCATAAGCATTATAGCTCTTATTCACATTTACACTTGTAGGGAAGTTGTTACCTGAGGAATAAGTCCACTCATAACCACTGTATTCTACCCTACCTAGTGATATAAATTGAGCCAAAGTGTAGATCTGTTGAGTTCCTGACTGATCTAGACCATCACTAGTTTTATCTGAAAACTTATCATAGCCATTAGCCTTTTCAACTTCTTTCTTACCTTGCTCTTTGTCTTGCTTAGAGTACTCAGTCTTTTCTTTTACAGCAGATTTAGGTAGGTAGCCTACAGTACCGTTGTACTTATCATAGATAAGCCATTCACCATCAATCTTACCTGTGACCTTATTACACTTGTAGAAGGTGTCAAGCACAGTATTGTCACCATTACCTTTAATGCCCTCTACTTTATCTACTACAATCTCATAGAAAGTTCTTTGTACTCCGCCACTCTTCTTAGGTTTACCTGCATCAGCACTAGTACCACTAGATCCATCAGGAGTATAGTTATCCTGACCTCTGATTCTCACAATTCTAAGAATAGTTGCTCCATATCCTGTGATCGTTCTTGTATGCTCAATCACATGAGTGATACCATTGAAGTTTTGCTCAATAACTCTAGCATTATTGACTCCACCTCCACCATACACAAGAGTGTGTCCATGGGGAGTGCTTGGTTCATTGGTAGAAATGATATCACCCACTTTAAGTTGGGATTCATTTGAGTAAGGTATAACATCAGCAAAGCTACTAACATCATTACCTATACCAATCTGATTACCATTACCTAGTAAAGACCCTCCAAATTGTTGAGCTACCCAATTCACAATGTCTACACACTGGTAGGGTTGACTAGGAGGAAAGCCATCAACATCAATGGATTGACCTACCACACGCTGTGCAACTTGGTAAGCATTTGTCATATCAATTATACCTCAATCTTATCTCTCAGTAAACTTGAGCACAACCCTGTTATGTAAGAGAAGTCATAGCTAAACTCCTCATTATCTAAGGTGATAATGTTGTCTTTTTTCCTACAAAAGATTGAATATTTCTCTAATGTGAGTTCAAGGTAGTCACTATCCATCCACTCCTTAGCTCCTCCATAGTCATGGTTCTTATAAACCTGTCTAAAGAAGTATTCCACAGCAGATTCCACAAGGATTCTATTTCTCATACGTTTCACAAGAAACTTTTTATTCTCCATAGTACTCCATCTCTCTTTCAATCTCTTTTAGAGCATACTCAACCCTCTGAATATCACTTTTTAGGATCTCATTTTGGATCACACTTTGATAATCAGTAGGGTGAGATGCTAAGTGCTCTTCAAGTTTAAACTGTTTAGCTTCCATGCTGTGTAGCTGGGTAAGCTTATTCTTGTATCTATTATATAGCCTTGATACTATAATATTCATTCTTACTCCTAGTTGATGTGACTGAACTTAAGGAAGTTTCTGAGTGTAATCTGTGCTTCACCTAGTGCATACACAGTGAAAATCTTCTCACCAGCACTGAATAAAGTACTTCTCTGAGCATCATTTAGATACCATGCAGAATACATTAAGTCATAACCTTCCATTGGGTTACTATTAGGGAAGATACCTTCTCCACTAGCATCATCACCAATCCAGTTACATCCCCACTGTCTTCTAAAGATCTCAGTAAGCTCAATCTCGGATTGTTCTCCTGTAGCCTCATTCTTAGCACTTACAACCAAGTGTACATCTGATAGAGGAGTTACTTTCTTGCCATCACACTGAGATACATCCATCTTAATAATGAATTTTAAGAACCATCTTTGGAATCTATCTAAGTCACTTGGCACAAGGACTCTAAACTGAGCAGATCCTTTAGTTCTATCAATCACAACAGTATCACTTGGAGACTCATTCTTTTCCTTAGGTGATTCATCCTTGCTTTCAAGAGCCTTCTTAACCACTTCAAAGTACTTGTTAGCTCCATCAATACGCTCTTGAAGGGCATTACCTTGAACTCCTCCCCAATCGGTTAGGAAACGTGTAGTAAGCTGTGCAATATCTCCATCACTAGAAGCAACTTCTTTTACCACATTCTTAAGTGTCTCTTCACTCATCATGAAGGCTACTTGTGTATTGAAAGTAAAGATGCTACTGTTTCTAGCTCTAGCAAACTCATAAAGAGCCTTAGACCTTGGTCCTGTCCACTGACCTAACCCTAAACCAATCCAGTGTTTACCACCTACATTGTATCCAGGCTCATTAAGTGGGTCTTTATAGAGTGATGCAAAGGCTTGCCATGATCCCATGAGGTTTTCTGCTGTAGGTTCTTGTGCTACTTTATCATATTGTTTGCCTGTAGCATAGTCAGCCTCATACCTTCTTGCAGTAACATTAGACTCTCTCACAAAGTAACCAATAATAGCAGATACACCTTGTGCCTTAGCCTCAGGAATCTCTTTCTTGATAGCTCTAACAAAGGTTTTTACTCTTGTTTCAATATCATCACTCTCAGATCCTTCAATACTATCATCTGAGTAAGGAGCACAGGAAGAAGCAGTAGAAAGGGAATCCACGTAGTCAAGAGCATAGAGGTCAGTTACCCCTCCTCTACGCTGTTTAGACTGTTGAATTACCCTAGATTTAGTTCTACTAACAGTATTTACTAATTTATTTAGATAATCTGCCATTTCTCCTCCTACTGATTCACAATGATGTCTCTATCACTGTATAGATATTTAGACAGCTCTAGTTGCTGTAAGTGGTTACTTCCTACTTGATAAAGGTCAGTTATCTTGGTCACAAAGAACCAGTTGCTCTCCTTCAATACCTTCTCATAGTACTTAGAACAAGCTGTAAGTTCCCAAACTCCTGCATTAAGGGTAAACAATACCCTATCTCCTACCTGTACTGTATGCTTCTTCAGAGGCTCTACAGTCATTGTGTAGACTATCTTCCTGCGTGAGTTCTTAAGTCTTCTAATAGCTGTTCTATAGAGCTGTTCTGTGGCTCTCAGTCTATCAGCATCAGTTATCTCTTTGTTATCCTCAGCTATTGACTGAGTGTCATTATCAGTAACAGTACCCCAATAAAGCTCTCCTGCTTCTAAGGCAATACCTTCTTCATCTAGGATAGCAAACTCATCACCAATAATCTCAGGAGCAAACACAGGAAGCTGTGGATAGTCATAAGACCGCTGTGAGTTTACCTTATTACCTGTCTTTATCACAGGGAATCCTTCAAGCATGAACTTAGGATTGTAGAAGATATCTCTAAGTGTTAATGAACTAGCCCCTGAGTCTGACTTATCTGACATAGCTACAGCAATGTTTATAGTATCCTCATAGTTCTCTGAGATGTTATCTAAAGACACAAGGTAGTTGTATTCATTGATGAGAACATCTCTCTTAATACCAAAGATACCAAACTCAATCAGGTAGGGATCATAGCGATTTACTCTCCAATAGAGGGAAGTAGTCTTTTCACACACTTTGGTAAGGAACTCTAGGAATGATTCTCTAGAAAACTCATACTCAATCAAGTTCTTTTCAGCATAGTCATCTACATACTTAATCTTGAAGTCATTGAGCAAGTCATCCTTGTGTTGTTCATTAGACCAGTATCCCATAGCCTGCTCTACAGCAGATACTACTGATCTAGCTTTCACAGTAACATTAGTAGGAAGGGTTCTCTTACCCAGCCTACCAATTACATGTGAAGTCTGAACAGTTACTGTGCTATTTTGGTAATCACTTGACTTGTCTCCTACATAACCTTCATACTTCCAGTCCTCTGTTTGGACTACAATGTGTGTATTACCACTGAGTAGCTTGGAATATTTTAAGGGTAAGGTCAAGGTGATAGCAGGCACTTCCATTAAGGCAAACTGTACTTGAATGTCATTAAGGAAGTCATCCTTAGGGATAATTACTGACTTCCTTCCTGAAGCCTCACTATTAATAATATAACCAATCATACTGTTACACTCTCATAATCTATATAAATACAAGCAGTATCACTCTCTACACCACTTACTGACACAGTATTGAGTCCTTTCTTGATGTAAGGTAACTCAGCACACAGTTTTAGCACAGAAAGTGAAATATCCTGATAGTTGAACTCTAGACATTCCCAAGACTTGGCATACTTAAGCTCACCTTTATAGTTAGCTGTAAGCACTCCTGAGTACTCACCTTTAATCTTGAAGTCAATATCATTGATCCTCACAATAGGGTCTTTGAAGTCTCCTTCAATAGCAATACTCCACTTGTGACTATCTAGTACTGTAGTAGATAGAAACTCTCCTGTGAGAACTTCATTCACACAAGTGTCACAGATAGCATGCTTATACATACATTGTAAGCCTTTACCATCTTTCTTGCACTTAGAGCAGTTGTAGACTACTCTCCACTTAGAGTTACATTCCTCAAAGAAGTCATTCATGAACTCTACATTGGTTTGTGCTGTACAAAGATCAATCATTCCATCCATCTCACAGCAATCACTCTCACAACACTCACAGTAGTTATTACAGTTAGGTAGACCATTACAGCAGTGTCTTGACTTACCTAAGCAACTAGCTTTCATGTCAAGGAAGTCACAGTTGTCATAAGGCTCTAGGAATGTCTTATCCTCATCAGCCTTATACCATACACCATCAGGGTTATCAAACTCTACTTTAAACACAAGGTAGTCATCATCTGTGAGTACCCACTGTTTATTGTTCTGAATACTTGTGACATAAGCATTGCACCACACAAGCTGTAGACCTGTTTGTACAGCCCACAGCTTTCCTGGTGTCATTAATTGCTCCATGATGAAGTCATAGTGAGCTTGTACATGCTCTTCTGACCAGTCATGTGTCTTGAGTGCTATCTGTAATGAGATTGTGTTAGAGTCCACAAGAGACATCTTACTAGTGTTACCAACATAAGACCCATTAGTAAAAGTGCGTGAGGTTTTATTCTCACGCAAACTAATACTTTCTGTCTGCTCATCAATAGATTTTCTACCAAGGAACACTAGGTCATTAAATTGGATGTAGCGTTTAGGTTGGGTGAAGTTTTCATCACATCTAAACATTAAACATACCTCATCAATCTGTCAATTCCAAACAACCCATTTAGATACTGAGATTTGTTGTCAATATTTTGACTGATCTTAGCATTATTTGTGTTGTATACATTATTAATTATAGTCTGTCCTGAGTTACTTTGCAAGGCTTTATTACCATATTTGTTGAGATTGTTAAGGAAGTTTAGTCCTAGACTTTCAACAGCTTTCTTCCTCAAGACATACTCACCAGGAGTAAGCATAGTAGGAACAGTGTCAGTTCCTCTAGGAGTCCAATCAACCCCAATGATATCACCATCAGAGTGATATTCAGGGATGATACCACCAAACTGTTTACGCTTGCCTTTCTTCTTACCTCCACCACTAACTGATTTAGGTGTAGAGTTAAAGATACTAGTAACAGCATTAGCAACACTGTTCACAAGAGAGTTTAAGGCTTCTTCAATCTTCTTGGCTTCTTCTGTGATCTTAGATGTATCTACATCTTTAGGATCATTACCATTAACCTTATCCTTCATCTCAGTAATCTTACCTGTGGTATTATCAACCTTAAACCCTAGTGCTTTAAGTAATGCCTTACCTTCTTCACTAAGCTTAGAGGTATCTACTAAGTCAATAGGGATATTCTTAAGAATTTCCTTAGCCTCATCTGTCTTAATATGACCTTTTGTGATAAGATTTGAGAGAGTTTCAACCAAGTTAGTTGATGAAGTCTTGAGAGAAGCTATTTCTTTCTCACTAAGAGCACCCTTGTCCTCATAGGCTTCCTGGATAGCTTTCTCAATAGACTCATGGTCTTTGATTACCTTGTCCATGATCTTCTGTCTTACTTTTTGGTCAAGGATACCAATCTTTTCAAGGATACCATCAAGATCTTTACTACCCTCTTTAAATGCAGAAGCTTTTGTTTCACCTAGATCACTAAATGTCTGTAGTTGAGCCACAATAGCATCTACATCTTTTCCAGTAATCTCAGCAATCTTTTCCTTAGACAGTTTAGAAGCTTGTTGAAGCTTATACTGAATAGCTTGTTTAATAGTATCATCAAGACCTTTAGTTGCAACAGTAACACCCACAAGCTCTTCAAGGTTGAAGTCTTCTTTATTATCAAAGATACCTTCAAGCATCTTATTCCAAGCCTTGTTTTTTGTGCTATATAGTACCTTCTGAAGTTCCTTAACAGCCTCAGCATGTATTTCATCATTACTTCTAGAGTTAGCAGTAGCAGACTCTTCTAGTGTTCTAGCCCACTTATATAGTTTATCCCTAGAAGCATTGATAACAGTTTCCTCACTAGCACCCATATCTATAAGAATCTTCTGAATAGCAGAATCTTGATCCTCTTTGTTACTAAAGTTGCTACCCTTAAGTGCATACTCTAGTTGCTCTTTTACTTCAGCAATTTTCTTGAATGGTACTTCAGGAATCTTCTGTGTAGCAATATTAAGAGCATTAAAGGCATCTGTGAAGTTCTTGGATGAATCTTCTTGTCTCTTGTACTCAGTATCAGAGAGAGTTTGAATAGTTGCAGTAGTACCATCTGTGGTATTCTTAAGCTCAACATATCTTTGACCATATTGTGCATATAAAGCCTGTAATGACTTCATAAGCTCAAGGTCAGTCACACCAAGCTCTTCTTTCCACTGTGCCCAAGTCTTCTCTTCACCTCCAATGTTAACACTGTACTTATCAACATCTTTAGGAAGGTACTCAGTAGCAAGTCCAAGGTTAGCTCCACCTTTACTTAGATCTCCATTGAACTTACCTGCATTACCTGACACAAGAGCTAAGGCATTAGAGATATCAGATTGCACAGAAGAGTCATTAGTGACTGACTTATAGAAGTTTCTCATCAGATCACCATACTGTTTAGCCTCTTGTTTGAGAGCATCAACTTGGGCACTTCTGATAGCCTTATTCTGTTCTTTCTTCTGTTTCTCAGCTTCAGCTTCTAGCTTAGCCTGTTCCTTCTTAGCTTGATTCTCAGCATCATTTGCGAATAGTCCTTGGACAAGACCTACAAAACCACCAATACCAGCACCAATAGCTGTACCAATAGGAGTGAACATAGAACCGATACCAGCACCAGCTAAAGCTCCTGAGGCAGTACTTGTAATCACAGTAGAGGCTTGTTTCATACCTGTAGAAACTTTACTACTTTGTACAGCATTGTTGATACCATCTAAGGCTATTCCACCAAACATAGTACCAAAGGCAAGACCAGCTCCTTTGAGTGATTGACCTAAGTTACCAGCCTTATCAAAACCTGCTCCAATAGCCTGTCTGAATGTACCACCATTGGCTCTAACATTCTTATAAGCTTGAGCAGAATCTTTAAAGACTTTACTAAGCTTAAGTTGCTCTTTAGTATTATTTCTAGCTTGTAAGGCTAAACCTGCATAGTAGCTTCCCATTTCAGGGTCATCAGCAAGGAAAGCTCTCTGACTCTTCTTAGAGTAGTACTTATCAGCTCTCTTATTTAGGAATCCTGAAATTAAACCACCACCAGTAAGAAGGCTTTGACCTCCTGTAAGTCCACCAGCTACTCCTTGCTTAACCTTTCCTGGAAGAGCAAAGTTGCTTAGTTGACCCAAGCTATTAACAGTTGTACCAATGAATGACACAATGTTAGACACAAGAGAAGTGGCTTTTCCAATAAGTGCCCCAATGATAAGGTACTTACCTACATGACCAAGTACTTCAGCAACCTTAGCAAACATCTCTACCATTACAGTAAGAGTGTTTAGGATCTTTTCAAAGCCTTTTTGTAAGTTTCCTCCACCAAATGACTTAATAACATTCTCAATAGCTGTTACTACAGCTTTAACGAAGTTTGAGAGTGCTTTAAAGAATCTAACACCTGTGTCAGATGTAAGGGCATTAAGGGCACTAGAAGTGATTCTAGCAAGCACAGGAGCTAAGTAATCAAGTAAGTCTTTTACAACATTACCTAAGTTCTTAAGTCCATTTCTGAAGCCATCATTATCAATTCCTTGTCTTGTGAGTTTCACAAAGTTTGAGAAGAAGTCAAACACAGAAGAGATTAACTTGGATGCAACTTCAATTATAGGGGTTTTCTTAACTAGAAAGTCTAGTGTTTTGACTAGCTCTTCTGCAAAACCTCTAATAGATGTAACTACTGTAGTTGCATAGGATCTATACTTACCATCACCTGTCAGTGTTTTTAATACATCTGACATGCCCTTAAGGAACTCAGCTAGTCCTTTTACAGCACCACTGTCAACAGCAAGGGTTTGTAGATTAGTGATAACCTCAATGGTATTAGTGATAGCATCTAGGATACCACCACTGATTAATGATCTACCAATATCAATCCAAGAGGTAAGATATTTGATATAAGCATTACCAGCTTCACCTACAAAACGACCAATAGCACTTCCTGACTCATTAAAGAAGTTTATCACAGATTGCATCAATCCTTGGAAGTTCTTCATAACATTTGTATCTAAGTTAGATGCAAAGTCCTTACCAAACTTCTCCATTGATTTAATCAGGTTATCACCAAACATAAGGGTAATAGCTCTTGAGAACTTATTGATATTCTCAATACCTGTACCAATAGCATTACCTAGTGATCTTACATAACCTTCAAATTTAGCACTACCTACCAGATCTGTGATGTTCTTAATGAAGTCTCTTGTAGCCACATACACCTTGTTAAGTGCACCTGGGGTAGTATTACCATCTTCATCCACTTTATCAAACACAAGGAGGTTTGAAAGTGTTTCTTTTAAGTTCTCAATAGCTTGCTTAGGAGTAAGGATAGAAGTCACAAGGCTTTGGAACTTAGGACTGTTACCTACTTCCTTAATGACATCTAGGTATTCATCAGCTGTGATACCCTTATTCTGAGTAGCTTCAATGATAGACTTGTAGCCTTTAGCCTGAGCAAGCTCTAGAAGCCGTTTATTAACTTCAGATGCACCAAGAGCAGAGAATCTTTCTCTTGTGAACTTGAAGTCTTGTTGGTTAAGATAACCATTAGCAAGCATTTGAGCTGTTTGCTCTCCTGCTGTCTTAAGACCCTGTACAGGGTTTTGAGTTTGTGCAATAAGCCCAGCAAAGGCTTTTACAATATCCTCAGAGTCTTTACGGTTATAAGCATAGTAAGTTGATGCTTGGTTGAGCAAGTCAGAAGCATCATACACAGAAGCTTTACCATAATCTCCTAATCTCTTAAGAGACTTGTTTACATCCTTCTCATTAAAGCCTAGAGATGACATGTTGACCCTATAGATCTGCATAGCATCCCCTACTTTTTGTGACTCAGACACCATTCCAGCAACACCTTGTCTCAAGGTAGTCACAGCGGATGAAATGATGCCCTGAAAGCCACTGGTAAGCTTTCCATTGACTAATGATGTAAATGACTTCTGTACATTTAAAAGCTCAGATGAGACTGATCTGAGACCACTGAGCATAGTTTTAGCAGGATTGATAGCTCCTAGCTTAATCATGTTTGATGTCAGACTAGTAAGTGCTCTATCAGCTATAGACATAGCAGATCCTACGTTTTTCCAAGACTCAGCTAAGTTAGTGACCTCTACTGCTTGACTTTTTACCTTGCTACTTCCACCAACACTAGATCCTGATGCTTTGCTCACAAGGGCATTGACATTATTGATCTGTCTTTGGATATCAGAAGTATCAATATTGAGCTTTAAATTAATAGAGGGCAGGTTATTAGACCTGCCCATCTTCTTAATCATACGTTCAATATCAAGCACAGTCGCTTTCATGTTATTCAATAATTTTGTCTTAGCCTCAATATCGTTAAGACCATTAATTGTAACACTTATAGTACGTACTGACATTAAAACTCTCCTACTTAAGCTACATCCTCAATGTTTCTACGGATTTCATAGAAGTTACCATTTTCATCACGACTTACAGTGAATGTCAATGACAAAGTGATTTCTCCATCTGTACCGAACTCTCTTGAGTTTTCAGTGATAAGAACATTGTTGAATACATAGTATTCTCTGATTCCTCTTGTGTTTTCAACCATTTGAGTAACACGGAAGTGAGTGTTTCTCAAGCGTTTGTCATTAGCTACGATAAGCTCAACATCACGCTCAGCATTGTAAGTCACAAGAAGTTTTTCACCAATGTACATTGGGTTCACAAGAACTGTACCACGACTCAATCCATGATGTGTTTGAGTAAGAGCGATAAACTCATCATCCTCAAGTCCTACACCAGCAGAGATTGGCATTGATGAAAGGTAAGTACAGTCACAGCGGTCAGAAGAGATAATGATTGTATTACAATCTTCATAGTAAAGGTCAGGGATAACAAGTGATCCATATTCTTTACCATCTACTTCAAGTCGTTCTACTGTGAAGCTGTCTGTCACAGGGATACCACTTGTAAGTTTCTTAGACATAGATTGAAGTGGGTTCAACCAGTAGTCATTACAAGAAGTTGTAGTAGCTGTGATTTCTTTAGTGATCTCAATTTGTGATTTGTCATATTGACGTCCAAAACATCTAGCATCTGTAGTAGGTACTGAAATGTTGTGTGTGAATGAAGTCAAACATGAAAGCAACACATTAGAGAATTTACGCAACTCAGCACGATCATTAACGATCATTGGAGATGAAAGACCAATTTGACCATCAAAGTCATCTGTACCTGTGTAAGTAACTTCATAAGAGATTACTACACCGTGGTCAGAAGGTTTCCATCCATTACCTGTTTGAGTCATTGCTTTTGTATCAGCAAGGTCAATAGTACGGAGTACGAATCCAGGTGCATGAGTTTCAAAGTTGTATGTGTACACGTATGAGTTAGCTTGAGCAAGATCTGTAAAGTCTGCTACAGCTACTTTAAGTTGGTAAGTACCAGCTTTAGGAACGTTTACATATACCATGTTGAAACCAAGTGCATAGTCATCAGCATCTGAACGTACTTGGTAGTTTACCTTGATAGCTTTATCTACAGCTTTCACATAAAGTGTACCTGTGTTGAAGCATTTCAAAGGTGTACAGTTTAGTTGATCTTCAGGCACATCCTTACGTACGTATTGTACTAAAGTACCAGTAGGAATTTGTACTTGTTTGTTAGCTTTCCAGCGAACACAAGGACGGATTTCCTCATTGATAGCGACAATAATTTTATTGTCTTTATCTTGGGTATTGTAACCGTACATAGGATGAGACATATCTACAAAACAGTTAGACATTTATTTCTCCTTTTTCTTGTTATCAGCTTGCACTGAAGGTTTTGGTTTATTAGCTTCTTCAACCATGTGTTCACGGACACGTGCCATTGCTTGAAGCTCAAGACGGCTACCGTGACGGTTTGCAATCTCATTACGAGACATGAAGAACTCATCTACATTTAGTGGTTTTTCCACAGCCATGTTCTCTCTCCTTCTTAACATGTATATATTGATAAGGTAGCAGGGAATGAGAACATTTCAACCTCATCTACAAGCTCATTAGAGAAGTCTAATGGACATCCCACATCAAGCACTTTAGCATTGATAGGTAAGTACCAATTATCCAATGAAGCTACATCCTGAGCGAATGTCTTTCTCTGTATACCTTTAGGGGTTTTAACTTGATGAACCAACATATTTTTTATTTGACAGTGCACTTCTTCTCTATACTCAAGTTTACCCTCAGGAGTGTTCTCAATACATACCCTACCAGTAGGGGGAGACACAGATGAGTAATATACAGAGAATGTAACATAGAATCTAGGAAAGCACTTAGAAGAATTATCACAAGAAACATCTATTGCCAAGAATGGAAACTCAGCTCCTTGGTTAAGTTGGAAGTGCTCAGTAGTTCCTACGTGTTGGTTAAATTGCACATCAAAGTTATCATAACGTTTTCTAGGGTCTAGCTCTTCAGGATGGTCAGGTTGGATGAAGTAATCTAGAACACCAGCTCCATACATTTGAAGCCATTTCTTAATGTTTATGTATATTGCACTATTCATTTCTGTAGCCTCTTAGGAATCTTAACAGCCAATCTACTTTCAGCTCTTTCTCTATATGCAGTAACAGCAGACTTATCGCTCTGAGTTAGAATTGCTGTACCTGATCCCCGTCTACCTGAAGGGTGCTTAGCAGAGTACTGACCTACCCCACCTTTCACAAGTTCTCCCTCTCCTACATTTAGGAAACCTTCCATAAGGAAGTCAAATGGAGGATAATTAGGATAGCCTCTCTCAACATAAACTTTGGTATAGTATCTAACTTTACCTCGCTTAGTAGGAGGGAAGTCATTACGATCACTATACACCTCAAAGCCATCACTGACTTTTCTTATCTTAACTGAGTTTACCATTCTACCTGTTTGCTTAGAAGCAATAGCCTTAGCTTCCAAAGTACCAGTAAGAACAAAGTCGGTAAACTCTTCCACAAACTCAGTACCTTTCCAGTCGTGAATATCAGTCGTGGTCACGAGTAATCACCCCCTGTAACTGTTTGATATAAGGGGCACACTCAAGTACTTTCTGTTCACTCTCACGTGGAGACAGTCTTTCACCTGTCATCTTTATATCCCAGCACCCAGGCATAATCTCATACGTGCGACATGCTACTACTTTCCAAAACATATAACCAGCATCCTCAGGACATTCCCAATAGTTACACTTGGTAGATATTCTTTGTAGGATGTAGTACCCATGCTTAATATCAAAATCACAGGAATGGTGTTGGTTGTGTAGTGAAAAGTAGAAAGTCTCTAGTTGTCTAGATCCTTCAAGAGTGTGGGTTGTAGTCGCATCACTCTCAGAACCCCTAGATGTAGGCATGTGGTCTACACAGTATAAATGCTCAACCTCTTCCCACAAGCACTTCATGACCTGCCTAGAGTTCTCATCATAAGTAGGTGTTGCTGTGCCTTGTCTTAACACAAGGATCTCTCTATTAGTTCTAGGTAGTGGCATCTACGACCTCCTAATCAAGATGATCTGAAGGAGGATAACCCTCACCTGCTCCTGGTTCTGTAGGTTGCTCCTCAGTTGGCTTAGGAGGTTCAGTTGGTGTAGGTTCTTCTGAAGGCTTAGGAGCTTCCTCTGTTACAGGAGGCTTTGGAGCTTCTTCTGTAGGTTTTGGCTCTTCAGGAATATGAAACTCAGTCTCTTCTACATTTCTTACATAGGTAGCCTCTGTGTTATCAGGTACTTCAGAGAAAGTATTTCTGATTACACCTTCCTTATCTGTGTATCTTAAGTTAGTTAGATACTTACCTAAGATGTCATCCACAGGATAGGTTTTACCTTGTTCAAAGATATAAAGCCTTCCACTGTAGTAAGTTCTATACACAGTTCTATAAGTTTCTACTCCACTAATTGAGCGACCAGTACCACACTTGGAACAGCCATAAGAGCGTTGCTCTCTAGCATACTCTCCATTGTATTTTACTAACATTCTTTTCTTCTCCCAATAGCTAAGTACATATTTTCTGTGTAAACTTTCTTACACAGGGATAGTGAACTAAGTGTCTTAAGTGCCCATGTGTTGATAAGCTTAACATAGATTGTATCTAGGCTTGTCTTATCCACAGTCCATTTACGAACAATGTAGTCTACTGATTTTTGCTCTAGGACAGCTCCTACAGCAAGTCTATCCATGTTAGCACACTCATCAAGTGTACCACATTTATTTTGGTAAGCTACAAATATATTAATGAAGTGACACATTGCTTCAAAGATACAGTCAGGTAGACTGGCAGAAGTATAACCAGCTTCATAATCAAGAATAATCTTGTACTCAGTCTCACAGGAGCAAGGGTCACAGCATCTACAACATGGACTCAACTCTTCAGTAACGTTGATAAGAATAGTTCCATCAACAAAAGACCAGTTGTACTTATCAGGAGTAATTTCATACTCCTCACGCTCAAGACCTTTTCTCTTGTGCATATATACCTTAAGTGTTGAAGGGTCAAAACCTTTAAAGTAGTAAGGCTTGATCTCAACCATTGCATCACATCCACAGATGTCAAAGTCTTTGACTTCAATCACTTCATGTCTTCTAGCTCTTAAGATAGTATCACATTCACCATCAGTCCAACAGAACAGCCTAGCAAGGACACGGAGAAAGCTCTCCATGTACCGTTGCATAGTTGCTCCATCATCACAGTCAAAACAGCCACACCTATCTTGAAGCTTCTGTGTAATCTTCATTAACTCCAATTCAGGTTGCATATCTTAACTCCTTATTTTGCAGGGATAGTAGCCATAGGGAATGGATTGAGACCTGTAAGAAGACCTTGGATACGCTCGAATACCACAGCAGGGCAAGTTTGATCCAATGGAATGTTGGCAATCAACAAGTGAGAGATAGGTGAGTTAGTATGTACCAAACCGAAGTTTTCATACTTGTCACAGATCACTTCACATCCTGGTTTAGAAGTATCTTCTGTACGTTGTGTGTAGATAGAAGATTGTGGTACGAACAAGTCATATTGAGTCAATGCTTCAACTCTAGACAAGTCAATCACATAAGCTTCACCAGTCATAGTCTTTTCAAGGTCATAAGGCAAGTGGTAAGATACACCGAATGGAATACCACGGAATGAGATAGACTCACCGTTTACAGACCATCCTTGAGGAAGTTTACCATCTTTACCAGGAACGATTTCAGATTTGATTCCACGAAGTGTAAGTGGGTGAACATAGATCTTGTAACGTGCAGATTGGTTGTTCAATACATCTAGGTAGCAAGCTACTTGACGGAAAGCACCAATGATAGAACCTGAAGCATCAATAGGAGTAACCCCTGGGTGAGACATCATTTCAGCCACACCTGCGAATGGACGAAGACCTTGACCTTGGAAGTTCAACATACCTTGAACGATATGACGTTGAACGATAAAGGCAAATGTGTACCAAGCCATGAATTGTTCAGCTTCTTCATAAGACATACCCAAACGTTGGAAGATGTTAATAAGATCTCCTTGTTTGAAGTGCATTTTGTCTTTCATCAAGCGGTCAAGTCGAGTTTCACAGTCTTTGAAACAGAGGTAACGTACGGGTGTAGCATCACCAGTTGCTTGCATAGTGAATTTCTCAGTGAAACAGCAGGCATCTGAAGTATCATTAGCAAAGTCAGGAGCTTTAGTACCCCAAGTGATACCTTCCATGATCCAGTCACCATTTTTAGCTTGACGCAAAGCTCCGAAAGATGATTGTTCAAAACGTTTAAGGATATCGTTTACCAACTCATCATCCATACCAACTTCACGAAGTGAAGGTTGAGCCTTAGACCAGTCACGTGAGATACCGAAAGGAATCTTACCATCTTCATTAGTGAAGTTTTCTTTGTTAGCTAGTTGAGCTTTAGTACGCTCATACAAGTTATCAATAGCTTCACCAAGCAAAATATCAAAATTTACTTTAGTCAATTTATTGTCCTCCAAAACGAACACGTCCAAAACGGTTCTTAGGTTGTTCTTCTTCTACTTTAGGAGCTTTCTCTACCACAGGGTTTGCTTTGTCAAGCAACACAGCTAGTTTAGAAAGTTGTCCTTCTACAACACTTTCATTAGCTTCTTTTTCTGCAATAATAGCATCTTTAGTAGCAATTTCAGCTTTAAGAGCTTCATTTTCAGCAGTCAATGCCTCAATAGCTTCAATAGCTTGTGCCAATGCTTGAGACTCTTCTGATTTAGCCTCTTCTTCTTTAGGCTCTTCAGTAGCTTCCTCTACCTTTTCTTCAGCTTCTTCAGCTTTAGGCTCTTCTTCAACCACAGGAGCTTCTTCAAGGACTTCATCCTCTTTAACTTCCTCAGGTTCTACTTGAGCAGAAAGGTGAGCAAGTACTTTTTCAAGAATTTCTTTATTCTTCAAGTGTTCTTCCTCATTTCTTACTAGTAAGGATGGATCATATCCACCACTCTTAGCATTACCAGGATTCCCTACAAAAGAGAAACCAGTAATCTCTACCTTATCTGTGATAGGTACATCAATATCACCGCCATGTTCCACATTATAAGCAATGAGTTTTGCATATTCTTCAATATCATCATCCCCAATATCTTTGTGATACCATAGGAACTCAGATGAGATTGCAAAAGGCTCATCTTGAAGAATAATATCCTTAACATTGCTTAGTTGTGTATTGACATGAGGTTTAACCAGTAGATCATATCTACCATTGTCATCCTGAACCAATTTAAGGTCATTCTTTCTGAAATAACCTTCTCTAACAGGATAACTATTGAGATCTCTGTGACCAGTTGATACATAACCTTCAAAAGTTTCATCAATGCTATCATACCAGTTCTTGAGTGTACCCTTACACAAGTAAAGTCTAATTGTACCATCCTGATAGAGCACAGAACCTTCAGATAACAAGGTCATGTAACCTTCACTGTTTTCAACCTTATTCACAGATAGGCACTCTTTTTCAGTGCTTTCTTGGGATAAGTTCAAGATGTTATCAAGGCTATCTTTTCTTTCAAGGTAGTCATTGATCTCATTCATGATCTTTCCTGCAATCTGTGTCTTGATGTGCATTATTCAATAACCTCAAACAAATTATATTTAAGTTTTCTTACTTTCTTACCACCACATGAGGCACAGTAGGCATACTCATACTCAACATTGTCTTGTTTGAGTCCTGCCTCAGTCTCAGGTGAATAAGGTAGCTGTTCTGTTTGCTCCTTTAGACTAGCCAAGAGAACTTCATCAGTAGTTTCATACCAACCTTCGCTCTCTTGGTTGTCACCAGGATAAAATTCAAAGAACTTTCGTGAGTTTTGGATAATACCTTTATCATTCAAGAAACTTACTCTAGCAACTAGGTCACGCTTCAGGAATCTTGATACTCTAAATTTACTCACTACTTGTCTACCTTCTTCTTTGTTTGTTTATTAGGCTTCTCAGCCTCCACAGCTTTAACAGTTGTGCCTTCAGTGATAGAAGAAATAACTTCAGACTCTCTACCAAACTGTATTGCACGTACTTCACGCAAGTACTCTTGGTAGGTTTGTCCTACGGTTTTTACTTCTGTCATTATTTATCTCCTGCATAAGTGATAGGGAATCCATAACAGTCAAATTCAGTGTCTTTAAGTGGAACTTCTTCAAGCTCATAGTTAAATTCATACTTATCACCACAGCAATAAGTGAATGACTTGAACTTGTTTTCATCAACATCATAATATTGAATCTGTTCATGCCCTACAACTACTCGTCTTACTTGAGCCAAGATTGTTTCAGCCAAAGGTGACTTGAAAGTTTTAGTTTCCCCATCAACTTCAATCTTGAGGTTCATTTTAGGAACTTTAATAGTAGCCATTAAACGTGCTCCTTCCTTGCATAATTATATTCACATTATAACAAAAAGAGGTAGGGAGTCAACCCTACCACAACTAAATTAAAACTTGATAGTATCAATAACCTTGGCTGTACCATGCTCAAGCTTGTAATGGTTAATCAAATCCATGATAGCTTCCATCTCAAATGGGTCAAATGTAGCATCAAAGTCATTGATAAACTCATCTTCCTTGATATGAACAGTACCACGGACTTCAGGCTTACCACCTTTACCTTTACCAATTACAAACCCTACAATGTAGTTTGCATAGATATGACCTGTAGATTGCTCCATAAGGGCACGTTGGTCAACCACAAAGGTATATACCTTTTCAGACTTACCATCACCTAAATCTTGGTCAACCACTTTCACACGGTTGTCAAAGGCAATTTCAACATTCACAGCGTATGATGTACGTGGAGTACGAAGCATATTACCTGATACCCCAATAGTAGGGATCTTTTGTGCTACGTTTTCTGTACCACCATTGATAAGAACCTCAGCATCAAGGTCAGTCAAGTCTGCATATTTACGTAGTGTGTACACAGGTTTTCCATTGCGTACATACTCAGGCATAATTTCTTTACGCTTAGTATCTAAGAATCCAAGTACATCACCAAGTACTTCAGTCATTTAATCTTCCTCCATGCCTGTACATATCCTTCAAGGAGTTTGTACTAGGTTTATCTTTAGCTTCAATAGCCTTTTGTTGCTTCTCAGGTGTTAGGAGTTCATACTCATAAGGTTCAGGAACTCCCCAATCAGTAACATACTTACCTTTAGACTCTTCATCCATATTAAGATAGTCATTGTAGCTACTAAAAGCTTTGTTATTAACCATCTTAGCATAATACACAGTCACATCAGGGTAGTACATCTGATCTGCAACATATTGGTAGTCCATTCTGTATTCTTTAACCACAGCAAGGACTTTTTCCTCTATGTCATCAAGGTTGATAGCTACCATGTCCTCATAAGCAAGTCCACGGTAGTTATCTCTCTCTTTTATCTTTCCATTAACCCAAGCCCAGTTGTATCGAATTAGATAACTAACCAGCTTGAAAAAATGAAGGGTTGTTATTGATGATCTTTGTGCAAGTCTCAATCAATGAAGTATCAGTGATATATTGCATCAAGTGATCAGGAATACCAAGGACAGTACCTACAAGCTTCTCACAAGCGTCAATCACATCATCATCAAAGACTTCATAGACTTTAAGCAGATCATCCACAGTGTAGATCTCTGAGTCTCCATCTTCATTGAATTTTGTAAATGCCATAGTGATTACTGAAGCATAGTTACGTACCTTACGTGCAATTCGTGCTGTAATGAATTTTTGGTCAGCATTTACAAATTGTTTATATGCTGTACCATCCATTACTCTCTCAGCAGTTGCAGGTGTAGCACTTGTCACAGGAAGCCATAACTCCACTGTGTAGTTCTTAGGATCAATAGATTGAACCTTAGAAGGATCACCATTCACCACACTTGTGGTAGGTGTTTCAATAGCCACAGGTGCGTCTGATTTAGTTGCATCAATGACTTTCTCCTGCATTTTAGCAAGCTCTTCAATAGACATAATCTTGTCTGACATTATATACTCCTACACAATTAAGTTTTTAGCTAAATAAGCATCAGCCATTCGCTGGTCAACATTCTTCAAGCGTTCATACACATCAAGGATGTAAAGGTCATTATTGTAGTTGTAGCTATTAGTAAACTCATAGCTATCAAACTTGATATGCTCTTTCAGTCCTGTAGTATGTTGAAGCAAGTGTACAATCTGTCCAAGGAAGTGATCTCGCATTGGAATGATTGTGTTCTTCATAGCATTGTCAATGATACTGTAAGTACCAATGTTTGATACTGTCTTATTCAAGTCAAACAGTCTAGCTGGAACTCCAAACATCTGACAGATAATAGCTGGAACATACTGTGAAAGGTAGTCCAGGAAGTCAGTTGCTTTAGTATCACGCTCAAGCTGTTCTAGGTTTTGGAAGTTTCCTGAGTATACAATAGCATCATTGAACTCAGTCTCAGAAAGCTTCTCAGCGAAGGCGTTCATGTCCTCAACAATCTTCTGAGTACGTTCTGCCTTAGCAGTTCTACCCATGTCAAGTAGCTCTCCACTAGAGAAAGCAGATCCTTGCTCTACGCTCTCCTCAATCTGCTCTTCCAAGGTATCTTTAGCTTGTAAAGCAATAGTACCAATACCATTTCTTGAGATATCATAGTTCATACGGTTAAGGATGTTTAAGATAAGCTCAACACGCTTTCTATCCTTAAGCAATGGACTCATACAGAATACCTGTGATGTATCTAGTCTGACACAAGCGAACTCATCACTAGTCACAACCATTACATCATTTTTATACTTCTCAGGATCTTTAAGGATTTCTTTAATATCATCCTCTGAGTAGTCAGATGCTACTCTAGGGTTTCCTGTTTTCTGTACATAAGGTGTTCTGTAGTAGTCACCCTTCTTGATAAGATAAGTCAAGTTTTGTCTTAACACAGGTATCTTAGGGTAGTCAATCACACAAGCGAGAATGTCCTTAGGGTGAATCCCTACAAGACCATCTTTTGTGGCAAGAATACCATAGTAACCATATTTTCTATATCCTTTAGCTACCTGCTTCAGTACATCATAGTTTCTTTGTCCATTAAAGTTATGACCATAAAGGAATTTTCTCAACTCCTCATCCTTACTGAAGTCATCAGTAGTAAGTGAGTTAGTGAACATGTAATTAACAATGTTATCTAGGATGTAATCAACATCAGGAAGATCAAGAGCCAGTTGCTCAATCTCTTCTAGGTTTTCATTGATAGATGTTCCTCTGAACCCTGTACTTGAATAGATCAGTCTGTCCTTGTAGTCAGCAAGGAAGTGCCTACCCATTGCACATTGACCACCACAGTCATCTTTCTTACACTTTCCACAAGTCATTATGACCCTCCTAGGTAATAAAGCTCAGCCACATGGAGAGAAAGCAATACACTATCCAGTTCGTCAGGAGACTGTCTGAGTAGTTTCTTGATCTCTGCCTTAGGTCTGATCTTAACTTTTCTGTCCTCAGGTCTTTGAACCTCAGACACAAATGACATCTGCCTTGAGATAGCATCCCACACTTTTCTCACAAAGGAGACTCTTTGTGCTTCCATCATACCTCTCAACATGAGGTGCATTTCAGCCCTTCTGTTGAAAGCATATTCAGCACTAGGATCTTTACCAATGATCTTGATCTCAGTAGGTTTACCACCAAAGTTGATGTCATACACAGGGCATTTAAGCTGTCCTGACAACCTTCTCATCTTGAGAGGCTGTACAATGTGTGCTCCACCACCAGCATCTATGCCGATAGCTTTCACATTGAGTTGATTGGCAATGGTCACAATCTTATTGACAATTTCAATAGCTGTGACACCATCAATCCACTCTTTAGGCTTAATATCCATTGTATCAATAGCTGTGAAGTGGTTAGACTTGTCCACAGAAGAGATAGTAACCTGAATAGAGTCCGCACCTTTATAGGCACTATCCACTCCAAGGAAGAACTCCAAGCCTTCTGCTTTCATGTCAAAATCATCAAGAATATCAGGTGAGGCATCAAAGAATGAAGATCTCTCAGTAGGGAACTCACACAGAAGGTTTTCTCGAATAGAATCTTCTGTAATTGTGAACTGAGATCTCATCAACTCATCCTTGGTGTACCTGATGCTTCCCTCCTCCATTGCTGTAACCACATCCAGCCACATAACAAATTCATCATTAGCAAGGTCTTCATTGGTCATGAAGTCATAAAAACTATTCAATGACCGTGGGTTAGAGATTAGGTACATAATCAACTTACGACCATCATCTGACTCAAATTCTCTACGACCCATGTGACCAAGGGCAATAGGTGAGATGTCAGAAGCTTCATCCCCAAACATGTTTCCTCCACGACCAATAACGTGGATTTTAGATGGATCAGTGTAGTTACTACCTGCGGATAGACCCTCTAACTTACCACCATTTCTGAATGTGAACCCTTCACTAGAGAATGATGATAAACCACGCTTTAGTCGCTTATCCACTGAGGTGACATCCTTTTCATCAAAGGACAACATAGCCTTCACATCAGGGTGAGCGTTCACTAGGATTTCCCTAGCATGCTGGATGATAATTCCTGAATACTCTTGTGTTGATCCTACAGCATAGCAGTTCTCACCTTCATAGGCAAAATGGTTTGACATAATGCCACAGAGGAATGACTTACCATACCGAGGAGTAGCCACACAGTATCCTGTTTTGAAGTCTCCACTAAGGAACGCTCCAAATTGCACAGCTTGAGACCACCATAGCTCTAAGTTAAACTCAGATAATGCTATGGTGAACCCAAGCTTGTAATATTCTAATTCTTTTTCTAAACCAAACCTCTCACGAATAGTATTTCGCTTAAAGTGTTTTGGTATTTTTCCCTTCACAGCATCTTTAAGTTGATCCTGTGGAGTTACTTGATCCAAAAGGATTGATAGCTTCTCCTTGTTGGATAAAACCTTACGCTTTTGAGTAAGTAACCCAACATCTGCATCTTGGATGTGCATAAACAGTATCTCCTCCTGTGTAATCAAGACTTTCTGAGATCTGAACTGAAGGAGCTACAGCCTGGAAGCTTTCATCCACAGGAATGGTCAAACCATCCATAGCCTTACAGATAGGGCATGTCCGCTTATCACCTACAGCGTTCCATGTTTTCATGAGCTGTTCACCTGTGATGTCTCCAAAGAGTTTAGCACTTTGCACAGAAGCTTTCTCAATTCCCATCTGTGTCTCACTTAAAGCAAGACGGTCAATGTTAGACCAATAGGACTGGAAAATATCTTCTTTGCTCTGAGTGTCCTTGTTTTCATTCACAAGCTTCTTAAGGTCTTTTACATGACCATCAAGAATCTCTCTCAGTCTTCCACGATTACTTCTCACAAAAGAGGAAGTATCAACACCATTTCTCAGGTTTATTAGATCCTGTGGATAGATATTGTACCCTAAGGCATCCAAGATGTAATCAATCTCATCTAGGAATGTCGAAGAGTACATATCCACAAGGTAGTCAATGACAGCATCTTCAGCAGTCAAATAATCACCATCATAGATCACTGAGGATGCAAATGTCTCTAATAAAACCAAAAGATCAGGATAATAGCTATCAAAAACCTTATTTCTAGGGTTCTTCTTAGTCATTCATATCTCCAAACAACTCATCAAGCTTAGCTTTAGTATAATTCTTAAGCTCCTCAACACCATCCTTGGTATCGTGGTTGACATTGACAGTAGTTTGAGTTGCTTTACCCTCAATACGGTCAGCCCACTCCTTACGCTCATAGTTATCTTCAAAACTAGCCATAATTTGAAGCATAGCATTTTTAGCCACAGGAGTTGCGGGAGGAATTGAGTTATAGACTTCAAAACCAATCTTACTCACAAGAACTTCATCTACGTCTACTAGCCCCCAACGCATTTGATAAAGCTTTAGTGAGTCCTCATCCAAGAGACTGAGTTCTCGCATTGTTTCAGAGTAAAGTTTACCAGTTCTAGCCATACTAGCAAACCTCCAAAATTTGATATACACCCTATAGGGCTTGAACCTATAACCGCACGCTTAGAAGGCGTGTGCTCTATCCAGTTGAGCTAAGGATGCAGAGGGGTAGATACCCCATAGGAGACATGAATACCAATCATGACAAGCCCCTGACAGGATTTGAACCTGCGCATAGAGTTTTTGCAGAACTCGACCTTAACCACTTGGCTACAAGGGCAGAGGGAGGTGAGAGGGAAAAATATCAACAAAAACCTCTCACCGTGGAACAAAACACCGCTCACAATGAGCAATCTATCCTAGCACACAGAAAGGAATAGGTGTGCCTGATATTAAGTATATCAGATTAGGGTTTCCTTGTCAACCCTTTTTTGGAAATAAATTCCTAAAAGTATTGCTTCTGCATCATCATCACATTCAACTTCATAACCTAGCTCTTTACAAAGCTCAATAGCCTTAGCTTTAGCATCAGCTCTTTTACCGTTTAGCTTAAATTCTTTTCTCCACACAGTAGGGAATACAAACTTAACCTCTTGGTCTTTTAACTCTCTTAAAACCATTCCTTGCACCTGTGCTAATTTCACAAGAGTTGCCTGATTGCTTAAAATTTTTAGCTCTTCAATTCCCACAAGATCAAACTTGCCATATTTCTCACAGAGTAGTCTCACAAACTCAGCCATGTAGTTACCTCTCACAAGAAGGTCTTCGTCTGTGCTTTTAATCACTCCGTAGTCAATTAATTTTTCGTCTTCAAAAACTGCATATCCTGAACTTTTTGTGCTTAGATCTAAACTTAGAATTTTCATGCTAATAATCTTAGCACAAGAGTGAAATTCTGTCAATAACCCTTTTATGTTTTATCTGAGCATAAATGATTCACATAGATAATAATACTTACTTAACCTTAATACTTAAGTACTTAACTACTAAGTAACTAAGTAGTTAAGTAATAAATTATATATATAAATCATTAATG